CCGCCGATCCCAGGTGGACTCCAGCTCCCGGCGCGTCCGCTGCACATCACGCCGGAAGGCGCTCTGCTCCTGCTTGATACTGCGGAGTACCGCCGACATATTATCTTTGATTGAGATTGCGCCCTTAACTACGCCCATCAGCGGTTCACCTCCTATTCAAGTGAGAACATTTTTGCGCGTTCGTCCAAGGCGACCAGCATAGATGCCTGATAGAAAAGCCTGGACTCCAAGTCCAGGCTTAGAAACTCCTCCGCCTTCCATCCCTTCTGGATGTAGTAGTGGAGCAGATATGCATCGCCGTCCTGGGCAATTACTTTTTTATCTTCCACCACGGTCACTTTGCCGTTCATCGCGCCGGACAGCTCCATGATGGCTGTGGAGATCTGTGTGATCTCCGACAGGTCAAACATATTCACGATGTCCAGCGGCTCCTTCAGCTCCCGATCCTCCGGGGGCAGTTCGGCTTCCATGGCCATGACCTCTTTGGCTGTATCCCGCAGGCTCGGTTCCACGGCGGCCAGATAGATGCTGTACTTGTCACTGCGCTTGATGTCGCCGTTGTCCTCCAGCGTCATACACTCCATGATTTCCCCATAGTCCAGGCTGCGAATCGTCAGATCCATGTCCATGCTGGGAATATGCAAAGTCTGCCGCTTGGGGATCTTCTTATCCCTCAACCGCTGAAGGGCGCGGTGCGAAAAATCAGCCAGCAGCTTTTTCTTATCAGTGTCCATGCTTGCTTCCTCCTCTTATGCGGAAATGGCGTCCAGGTTGACCATGTCGGACGGGGTGAAGCCACCAGTGGCTTCCTCCTCGATCAGGCCACCCTTCTCGTAGGTGACCAGGGGCAGGTCGTTATACCAGCAGTTGTCGATGCTGTAACGCTCCTGCTGCCCGTTGGTGGCGTCCGGGTCGGCCAGCTTGGTGATGATCTGGCTGCGAAGGTCAACACCCTTCTTCCAGCTCTCCAGCACCTTGTTGTAGCGGGTGTACGCCTTCTTGATGGTCAGAGTGAACTCACCCTTGATGCCGGTCATCTTGCTGTCCACATCAATGTCCAGCTGCACATCCTCACGGTTGGCGCTTACCTTGACCTCAATCTTGGACAGCTCGGCGATCAGCTCGCCGTCCACCCAAATCTCGCCCCAGGTGCCCGTCAGGGTACGGTTGCCTCTCAATTTGCTCATGCTTCTGCCCTCCTTACATATTGCAGGTCAGCTTCAGATCTTCCATCGCGTCCACAAACTTGACATTGCTGGCGATAAAGACCTTGGAGCCGGTATTCGCCTGGGCCAGGGCGGTTTCATCCATCTCGGAGGTGTCGGTGCCCTGGCTCTGCAGATAGGTCTCCTGGGCCTCCACATCGATGGCGGCGGTATTGTCAAAGGTTCTGTCCAGAACATTGCCCTCCAGCTCCCGGTGATAGGCCAGGATCGCGGCCACAAACGCCTGCTTGTTGTCGTAGTCGTTGATGACCTTTCCCACATAGGAGGACTCAAAGGTTTCCCGGATGTCATCCTGGTACAGGTCAACGCCCTCGATGATCTTGATCTTCGAGAAGTCCTGGCCATGCTCCGGGGTGAAGGAGGTCAGGCTGTTCACGCCGCGCCCGATCTTGTACTTCTCCCCGTCAAAGACGATGACCAGCTCCCCGTTGTCGATGCGCTCATCCGCATCCTCCGGTACTTCGGCGGCGGTGATGTCGGACAGCTCAAAGTAGGTGCAACTCCGGGCCAGGGAC